TATAAGACTCTTAGTCCTTTCTGCAATCTCTGCTTCTAGAGTTTTCATTATACTAGCTGAAGATGTACCTTCGGCATACCCTGCAAGTTTGATTGCTTGCATGGTATTACCTCTGGCATCCCCAAATAATGCTTCAAGAAACATTTCTTGTTTTTCTGTAAGGTTACGAGCCATTCATTCTCCGTTTGATATCGTATCTTGATACTCCGATATCTTTTAATTCTCTATCGGTTAAGTGTGTAAGTAACCACAGATCTGCTCTAGCTTGCTGTGATTTTTGTATTGAGTCATGTAAGGCTCTAAGCCATATTGAAAATGTTTTAAACATGTAAGTTCTCCAGTTGATACTACAAGACATTTGTAGTTTACTAGAGACTAGTTTTACATAAGTAGTTATAACATACTACAGATAATAATGCAACCCCGTTATGCTTTAACGTGTAGGATTGTAATATTCTCTGCAGGATACTAAGATTTCCATAGTATTAGCTGTTTCACCATAGGCAACAATTTTATCTCCTGCATGAAGATGTAATACACCAGCACCAAATACATTTTCTGCTGAGTTACCTGCTATAGTATGATTCTTTAACACATAATGATAGGTAGTATCGTCTTGGTGATAAAACTGTAAGTATATTTTTTTAGACGAGTTGTTGTTATTAGCTATATGAAGTAAGTCCACTGTTGCATCATGCAGTGCTGGACAAGTATACACAAGAGTAGCGTTAGCACCTGTAGTAGTAGATGCTATCGTTACTGCTTCTGTAGCTGTAGAGTAGTGTGTTTCAACCATTTACTTGTATTTGCCTTTTACACCAAACTTTTTCTTATGTTCAGCAATAGACTCTTCTTTTATACGAGTGGTATACAGTTTGTCTTTAAATGTAAACGTTGCTTTATTAGCTTTACGGTTACGTTTAAATGCTGCACCAAAAGACTCATCTTTAGTTGGACCAGCGGCTGGTTTACCCTCTCTAGTCTTTACTGTACGTGAACTCTCAGGTAATTTAGTACCACCTTTACCCTCTCTTGTTTTAACTGTTCTAGAGCCTTCAGTTATTGCATAAGGTTTTTTATCACCTAGAGCCATTATTGCTCCAGCAACACCAGAACCTAATCCTACTATTAACGGGAGATTAGACTGCCTACCTTTTGAAGTAGAAGTTTTGGAAGTCTTAGAACCTGGTTTAGTAGGTTTAGCACCCTTACCTTTAGAGTTAGAAGTCTTCGAAGTAGAGGAAGGCTTAGGAGCTGGATTAGCTTTAGAGGTTTTATTATTAGAAGTTTTAGAGTTCTTAGCAAGAGGTTTAACAGGTTTAGCATTAGCTCCTTTATTCGTAGAAGTCTTTGAAGTAGTAGATGGCTTAGGTGCTGCATTTGCCTTAGATCCTTTACTGGTAGAAGTCTTTGAAGTTTTTGAGGGTGGCTTAGTTGGTTTAGCTTGAGAACCTTTATTTGTAGAAGTTTTAGAATTTTTAGATACTGGCTTGGTAGGTTTAGCACCTGCACCTTTACTATCAGAAGTCTTAGAGTTTTTACTTAAAGGTTTAGTAGGTTTAGCTGCAGCTCCTTTATTCGTAGAAGTCTTAGAATTAGTAGAAGGTCTTGCAGCTGGATTAGCTCTTTTACCTTTAATATTAGATGTATTAGAACTTGAAGAAGGCATTCTACCTTTTCCACCCCTAGTTCTAACTGTTCTTAAATTAGATAATTGTTTAGGAGTACCTGCAACTACCTTACCTTTAAATCCTTTAGGTGCTTTTTTAGCTCCCATTGCTATTGCTCGTTGTAATAATCTTTTACTTACAAACCTAAGTCCTATGCCCCCAAGGACGTATATTACTGGTAACATTTATTTATTTCCTTGTTTAATTGTTTTTGTTGTCCAAGCTTCATTCTCAGGAGTTGTTGGATCATCCTTTACGAAATGCCCAGACTTAGTTCGAGCACGTACTTTTTTAGTTACGACAGAAGATAGTATCTCTTGTACCCTGGAGTCAGTACACCAATAAGAACCATAAGGATCTAGAGCAGCTAGTACATCACCCATTTTAGTAGTAACGTTTTCAGAAGTTACTAAGTAACCACACTTTTCTAACGGCTCTTTATAATCCTCAAAGTTCATTGTTTGTTTACCCTTTATAAGATGCACCGCATTTAGCCATGCCACCTTTGTTATAACCCATTTTCTTAGCTACCTTAGGTGCAGCTTTCTTTAAAGCTTTCATACCCTTATTAGGTTTAGCCATACCGCCGTGCATGTAACCAGATTTTTTCTTCATATCTGAATCTTTCATCATAGTGCCGTCAGGCATTTTGTGATAACCTTTTTTCATAGTAAGTCCGCCTTTCGAAGCTCTAAACTTTTTAGTTTTTTCTGCAATTTTCTTTGGTTGTTTAACGAATTGTTTTCCTGCTGCTGTGCCTTTGCGTTTAGCTGCACTAGTAGCTGCATATTCTGCTGGGGTTAAAGCTTCTCTTGCTTTTTTAGGGAGATAACGTTCTCCTGTTTTAGCACTAGGCTTACCACTTTTAGTTCCCCACTTTTCCTTACCCCATTTACTTAATGACTTTTGAGATTTTGTTTTACCACCAGTATATTTTCCACCAGCAGCTTTATATAACTTACCTGCTAACTGCATAGCACGAGCAGAATGTTTACCACCCATCTTTGCTTTAGCTTTAGCTTTTGAAGCTGACCAAAGTTTTTCGTTAGTTCTTCCCATTACCACTTAACCTTATCTGCCCAATAAGCTGCTGACATCTTACCCTTCTTAATATTCTTGGCGTGTCTAGACTTAAATGATTTTCTTTTCTTCTTCATCTTATCAGATTCACCAGACTTAGGTTTACCTGCTGTAGATGCGCCCTGTTCCCCAAAACGAATAACTTTATACTTGCCACCCTCTGATGCCATAACGACATGAGACTTAGTGGCATGATCAGGAGTACGCTTAGGTTTGTTTACGCCCTTTAGTCCAAGGCGTTTCATAGTTGCTTTGACTCGATCAGGTACTGCCATTAGATCATATCCAAAGCTTGTTCTAGTGTTTCTTTGTTTCGTCTAGTCCAACCACGACCAAATGTCTTAAAGGTATCTAAGCCTTCATAGAAACCTTGACGTACAGTATATACATAGTCGATAATAAACTTAGGATCTTTCTCCATGATAAGACCTAGTGTCTGTGGACCGATTGCTCCATCAGCTGTAGCTCCTACTGCACGTTGGATAGCTTTAGCTGGACGACCAGAACCTGAATTCACAGCCCAGTCAAATGCACACCAGTCTACACCAGATGGTAGATGATCACCTTTAACTCTGTCCCAGTAATTTTTTTTGTATATTGGCCCGACATCTTCTGGAGTTAGATCTCTCATCTCCTGCTCAGTAGATTCCCTGCCGATCCATTCATCATAGACTCTTTTAGTAACACCGAGGTTAGTCATACCACCAGGGTCACTAGGATGATTAACGTATCCACCTTCATGATGTAGTAACATCTCTAAACATTTATCAAAGTTGTTTTTCATTATTTCTTCCCGAAGTATTTACTTACACCACGCATACCAATACTAGCACTAACGATTCCACCTAGTGAATACTGATACCAACCTGGCATATTAGATAATGCAAGAAAACCATCTTGTACTATTTGATTACCCCAATCACCACAGAAGGCTAAGATTAATGGTATTGAGAATAGTAAAGTAATCCATTCGTCTTTCCACGAGTTCTCTGTAGCCTTCATAGCTGCTAGATCCCAATCAAGTTCTCCAGTAGCTATCTTCATCTTTGTTTCAGCTTCAGCCTTCTTCACAGCTGTCTTGCCTTCGATCATTGTACCAGCTAGATTAGCTACTTGACCAATTAAGTTTAGTCCTAACATTATAAACCTTTAAGTTTTTTTTCTAGCCTATCTAGTTTTCTTTTCCAAGGGTTGTACTTTTTCTTAGATTCTTTTGTAGGCCACTTTATATTTCCCCTTAATTGCAGATCAGGTTTTTTAGAACCTTTACCATCCCAACCAAGTTTTTTATGCTCTCTGAGTTCTGCCAGGGTTTTTTTCTTTTTATCTAAATCTTTCTTTTGCTTTCTTGCTTTAGCCGAAAGCTTTCCTATTGCACGAGTTGTTTTTGTAGGGTTAGCAAGTTTTAAAGGATCAGCACCCATTTAAAGTCTCCTTAGTAATAGTTATGTGTATCATCCGTTATTACCTTTCACTTCTTTCTTGCTCATGTTGGTTACTCCGAAGAATACTCCAACTATACCAGCAACTGATAAAAAATAAATAGATGCCATTGATCCTATGATATCAGCAGCTTTATCTGCACCGATCATAGAACACAATAGGACAAGGAATGGGTATGCTAACATTCCTGCTAGACAAAACCATGCCATTCTTCTTTGAGCATCACGTTGGGCATCTTCATCATCTAATCGTCTACGTCGATCTTCTAGTGCTAATGAATCCCACTCAGACTTATCTATAAGTCCATTACCATCTGTATCTGCATCTTGAAAGTTAGTCATTGTTCCCAGTCTCTTTTACGCTTAGGGTCTAGTACATCTCTAGCTAATAGCTTACCTTCGAGATACATACATCTTTCTATTTTATCTAGGGTTTCCCAATTACCTGTATGTTGATAGTATGCTTCTCTAATATAGAAAACATCTGATCTTGGTATATGAACCCTACGGAGTTTACCTTCGTTCTGATCAGCAAGTGCCTTATAGAACTCTTCAAGTACCCTCTCACTGGAATACATTTTAGGTTTGGACATGACTAGTTATACCTTTTAGAAACCCCGTGTCAACAACTAAAGTTGGGACGACAGAAATATCTCCATCTACTAAGAATCCTTATCGTTACTAGTATAGAGTAAGTATTGCTTATCGTTACTAGTAAGAGGGGTACTTTAAGTATACTTTAAGTATTTACTTATATTATTATTATTAGTAGATGATAATACTTATAGTTACTTTAAGTAACCTAAAGTATACTTTAAGTATATTATATCACATTATTAAACTATGTCAATGGACAAATTGTAGCAGCTTAGTTATTTCTTGTCGAGGGTACTTAAAGTTATTCAAAGAATTCTTAACGGCGGCGGACTAACTACTATTAAGCTCTGAGAAGCTTAATAAGCCTCACTGAGGGGTTACATACTGTCGTCAGGTTAAGATATACCCGGCGACTACCTAAAGGCTCTCTATGGAGCTGTATAATGTATTAACATAATATTCAACATAATGGTCTAACATTATCTCCAATATCAATATAATGATAAAAAGGATAAGGTATACC